GGTAGCCTCTACTCCAATCTTGTGTCTGGATTCTGGGGATAAATAAAGATTGCTATAATTAATCAAGAAACTGTTTTTGTTTCATAATGACTTCTACTCCCGTTGGTCAGTCGACTGCTGACGACTATTTTGATATCAATAAGTTTGAAGAACTTCTTGCTCGTCTTGAATCTTCAAAAGGTCGTCAACAACGTCAAAAATCTCTTGAAGGTCGTCGCGACATCTTTGCTACTGGCCTTGCAAGTATGATGTCTAACTTCTGATTAAAATGCAAACCGCTAATTCCTCTTCTTTAGGACAAGGTTTTAATCTTGACGACTATCGCGTTCTCCTTGATCGCTTGCAGCAATCCAAGCGTCGTCAAGAAGAGATGGATAAGAACGCACCCTTAACTGCTCCACAGCAACCGGAATAAATCTATTATCATGACTAGCAGTGTACCCGCTGGACAAACTGATATTGACGATTGGTTTGATCTAGACAAATATCGTCAGGCGGCTGGTGTTGCCTACGAATTTTCCAAAAAGAAAATGGAGACTGCTGGTGAGCAAGAACGAGAAACTATTGGAAAAGGAGCAGGAGAGCAACGAACCTCTGCAGAGCAATCGCAACAGTTTAAACAAGCGGACGAAGCAAGGGACTATGCTCAGTCCCAACGAGCTTATCGATATTGAGTTATTTGATCAGTGGGTAGACAATTTAGATTCCTCTACCCAAGAAAGTTTTCTTGAGTTTGCTAAGAATACTTACTCTGTAATTGAAATTTATCTCTATTCAAGATTCCTTGGTTACAGGGGATCTATTTCAAGTTGTAATGGTTGGACATCTGCTAATTACAAAAAGCCAGATCATCGCAAAATTCTTATTAACGAGATCCAAGAAATTCAAGAAGATATGAGAAAGTTGCGTGAAGATATTGAAAATTTTGCTGTCAAACGAGATGCAGGTGTTGCTCGCCTGGCAGCGATGACAAAAGAGTTGCGCGGAACTATTAACCAAGTTGAATCCTATACATCTGCAAAGGATCGCAAAGGCTTACTGATGGCTGGTGCTGACCAAGCCATACGTGAGTTATTGGCTATTTTTAAAGATGATCCAATTGAAGCCCCACTGCAAGAAGCATCAATGTCTGTATGGGCTAAAATGCAATTAAGTGAGTAAAACAGATGCAACCACAAAAACAATCTGAGAATATTCCTGTTCGTTCTGGAATCATTTTTGGTCCAGGGAGAGCAGCCCGTTTACCAGATCCTGGTACTCCTGAATATAAGCAGCTTGTTGAGCGGATGCGTGGCGTTGTGGAGAATAACAAATGACAAAGGGCAAGATGCCGCCGCAGTTGGTGGAATATTTTAATAAAAAAGAAGCAAAGAAAGAAGACGGTTCAGAGATGAACGATAAGGAAAAACGCAAAGCTGCATTAGATAAGGCGCGTAAATATCAAAAACAAAAGCGTAAGGAATCAAAATAATGGCTACCATTTTATACGGCCAAACACAACAAGACATTCAAAAAAAAATTCAACTTTTACAAAAAGAAATAGAAACTTTTGAGCAACAAAGGCTTCAAATGGAGCCAATATATGCAGATATCATTGCTAGAGGTGGTCCTGATCTAAGGCCTAAATACACAGGTGTTCCAGTATTTGTATCGGAACGACAAAAAGAAATTGATTATTTAAATAGTTATTTAAATGAATTTAAATCAGAAACAGAACAAGGAACAGCAACAGATAAGCCTGTAAATACAGTTCAATCACAAGCAACTCAAAATGAACCTGTAGCGCCGCCAGCTAGTTATTCTTCGATTCAAGCCATTGGTCCTGTTGAACCTGCAAAAGAAGAAGATTATATATATGACACATCTGGCAATACTTACGAACAAGCGTACCAAAGATATTTGCAGCAGATTGAAGATAATAAAGCAACTTCAGCTTCTTTGCAAAAAAATGTTGATGATGCTAGGGCAGTTTATCTTGGCGGTTTAAAAGATCCGGCAGAAATTAGATCCGCATATGATAAATTACAATCTGCAATTAAAGCATCAAGTGATTATGCTAGTTCTTTTCTTAAATCTCCTTTAACAGCCCCAAGAAAAGAGGATTTTACCAATATCAAAAGCTATGCACCAACTCCTACAACGTCTCCCGAATCAGTAAAAAACCTTTCAATTGTTGAAAACCAAGCTGCATCAGGCAGTGAAGAAGCACAGGCTTTTTTAAATCAATACAAAGAAACAAGTTTAAATAATATTCCACAAGAAACAGAAACTCTAATTGCTTCTTCTGATACACCTCAAAAACCTAGTGGCCCTTCAACACCAGTAAAATACGATCCGGTGATGAAGCAATATGTACCAAACGTAGAACCCGGAAAAGTTTTATTAGAAATCTTAAAGCAAGCAAAGACGGGTCCCAGGGGAGAAGCGGTCGCACAGTCTCAGTTTGGGCCTAGGGGAGAGGATATTGCACAAATACTTCCTACGGGCCCCCGTGGAATGGATAGGCCCCCTGGTACCTACCACCCAAGCAATATTATGCCTTTACAGACGCCTGGGTCAAAGTTGCGCCCAGGAGAAGGTTATATGATTCAAAATCCGTTTGACCGTTCTCCTCAAACGGGGCCCGGTTTATCTACTGGTCCCCGTGGTGAAAATGTAGATCAAATTGCTCAAGTTCGATACCAATCAAAACCTGCTTGGCAACGACAATTAGAACAAGATTACCAACGCAACATTGATAAACCAATTAATCCAAACCCAGTTAAAAATTCTGGTCGCGGAAATTTAGATACATGGGAAGGTCCCGTTAGAGAAGCTCAAGCTCCTGCATTTGATGAACAGAAGGCATTAATTGCCAAACAGGCAGCAGATGAGTACCGTCGTCGCGATCAAACAGAAGATCCGTTCAGAACTTCTGCTTTCGGTTAGTATTAACTAACTGATTGGTTTTATTGTGCCTGCATACCTTCATCAAGCTTATCGACGCAATGCTCAAGCAGCAGCACAGAAACATCGCGTTAAGAAGCATAAAGATGAAGATCTTCTTGAAAGGGCTAGGGAAGACTTTGGTTTCTTTTGTGATTACGTAGCAGATAAACCTCCGGCTAAACACCATATCGAATGGCATCGTCAGTTAATAACAAATCAAGACAGTTCTTGCCTGCTTAAGATTGCTGGTCCAAATATTGATTTATTGGCACCTCGTGGTTCAGCCAAGTCGAGCGTACTTGGTTTGTTTACTGCTTGGGCTATAGGCATCCACACCACAGCAAAAAAGCCTCTTCAAATTCTTTACTTGTCTTATACGGTTGATATTGCACGTTCTAAATCTGCAACCATTAAACGAATTATTGAAAGTAAAAAATACCAAGAGGTTTTTCCGGTGGTTAAACTTCTTAAGAACGTTACCAGTAATGAATATTGGTCAATTGATCACCGCTTTGCAGGTATTGATGTTACTGGTGACGAACAATTTACTCTTTGTGCAGCAGGTCTAAAGGGTTCAGTTACATCCAAGCGTAGTCAGCTAGTGTTGGTCGATGACCCGATCAAAAGTTCAGCGGACATAGCTAATCCTGACATCAGGAAAATGATGCAGGATAACTGGAATGCTGTTATTTCACCAACTATGTTTGAAGGTGCCAGGGCCATTTGTCTTGGCACTCGCTTTAGGCATGATGATATTCACGCAACCACGTTTAATTCACAAAACAATTGGACGCAAATTGTTCTTCCAGCAATTCAAAACAATCCCGAAACAGGAGATGAAGAATCCTATTGGCCAGAGATGTGGTCTCTTGATTATTTAAAAGAGAAGAAACGGCAAGCACCAATTGCTTTTTCTTTCCAGTACATGAATCAAATCGTCAGGCAAAATGAGTTGTCTCTTGCGCCTGAACTTGTTGTCAAAGCAGAGATTGCAACTGAGTTTGATGCTCTGGGTGTTGGAGTGGACTTGTCTGCTGGAACTAAAGAAAAGAACGATTACACCGTCTTTGTTCTCGGTGGACGAATTGGAGACAAGGTTCATATTATTGATTATCGCCGCATGCGAGTCATGGGCAACTTAGAAAAATTAGATGCACTTAAAGAATTACTTAATGATTGGTCGATTGTTGGACGAGACGCTAACGGTAATTATTTCCCGACTTACAACACATGTGATATTTGGGGGGAAGCTGTTCAGTACCAGGCTTCCTTGGAGGCAGACTTTAAGAGAATTTGTTTAAATGGAGATAATCTCTATAACTTAATTTGGCACCCTGTTAAAGGCTTCAGGGCAGACAAGCTGGCAAGGTTTAGGGGCATCATGGGTATGTTTGAAGACCGAAAAATTATCTTTAATCGTTATCGAAATTTTACCGCCATGTTTGATGAGCTTACTAATTTTGGTGTTAGCGGACACGATGATTGCGTTGACGCCTTGGTTTGGCTTGTTAATGGCTTGGCTAAGAAGGGTAATTTGCAGGTTGATTACTGAATCGTAGAATAAGAAAAAAGTTTACGCCCGTGGGACCAGAGTATCTTGCTCTTACAGTAACAGCGATTGTTGCTGGTGTTTCTGGCGGAACCTGGACTGCGAACAAGATTCTTTCTAGGTTCCACGAACGAATGAAACAACTATCAGACCTCACCAAAAATCAAGGAACCAAGCTTGACCATTTTGAAGATCAAATCAATCGCATGCCGTTGGAATACGTATTAAAAGTTGACTTTCTTAGAGAAATTCAACAGATGCATGACAACTTCAAGCAGATTAATAGTAAGCTGGACAAAATGATGGAACGACTTTTCAAATGAGCGCCAATTACATTATTGAAGTTCAAGAAGGTAGTGACGGCGATTGCTTTATTGAACTTCCAGATGATTTAATCGAAGAGCTTGGCTGGGTTGAAGGCGACATCCTTTCGTGGGATTTGAAAGGAAACGGCATTGTTCTTTCTCGTGTTAACGATGAAAGTGGATACGAAGTAATAGAAGAGTAAAATAAAAGTAGATATTTAAAAAGCATGTATTACAGCGGGGAAAGGAACGTTGGGGGTGCGGCAGGTAATTTACTTGGAACTGCTAATACAGGAGGAATTCCCAACCTCCCTGTTGATTCTGACTTATTAAAAAAACTTAAACAACCCGGAACTTCACCACCGCCCGGCTTTCGCGAACAGTATGGACTTCCTTCGGGTCCAGATCAAAAAAGCCCAAACAATACCCAATTTCGTCAAGCATTAGGAGGGTTTACTCCTGTTGGAAATCTAGGCGGCCTTCTTGCTCAGGCTTATCCCGGTGCGTCTGCTCTTGGCGGCCAAATGGGTATGAATATGGGAATGCCACAAGGCATACCGGGAATGCCCACCCCGAATGTTTTTTCTGTTCGCCCTAGAGTTTCTTACCGTGAGTCAGAAGAGGGCGGTTTAGATTTAGGCGGTAGCGTTAATATTCCGATAGGAAAAGAAGGCAGGATAAATGTTCAAGGAGGTTATCAACCAGAAACAAATATGATGAATCTTCAAGGAACAATTGGTCAGCCTCCCGGAACACAAGGCCTTGGTTTAGATTTCTTTGTTAATCGAAATCTAAATCGTAAGTTTCCTGGCGGCATGGACAATATGGGTGGACAACTTCGGTACAATACACAATTTTAATCAAAACTGTTAAACTAATTCCAGTGGGTTGAAAATAGTTAATGGCTGTCGACGCTAAATCTCGTCTCAAAGAAATTGTTGATTCCTACCTTGAAAAGGACGGTGGAATTGGCGTAGATACTGGCGTTGTTGCGGCCCACCTGGCGCAAATGAAAATGTTTGGCATCCGGCAGGGTGTTGAATTTTTTCCAGCCCAGGACAACTTTGGTAATCAACGAAAAGATTTTATTGATCGTGTAATTAAATACAATCAGATCGACACTCATCTCGATTCAATTTGGGACTACTTTTTGTGCGACGGCCAGGGATTGTTTTATATTCGGCCTACTCAAAATAATTACCGTCTTTACTTCTTTCGTAAACACGAGTATCGTTCCTATTACAACATTGACGGAGAGCTTGATGAGGTCGTCATCATATACAGCTATAAAGTCAAAAATGGTTTTGGTTTTAATCAAGACATTAATCAGTCTTCAGTCTCTGGTCTTGAAACGTTAGGCGGCCAAGGCACTAAACGATATATTCGATTGTCAATCAAAAGAAAATCCATTGAAGAAACCCATTCTGAAGGTGAGATTTCTTTTGATCAACCAATGGGCATTGCCCCTGGTAAAACAAAGACCTATAGAAATACCCTCGGGTTTATTCCCTGTGTAGAAATCTTTAACAATCCTAAAGGCTTCTCTACAGAAGGTATTGGTGAGTTTGATGCTCTTGCCAATCACATTGTTACGCACGATGAAATGATCCGCACGATGCGGAAAAACGTTCAATTTTTTGGCAACCCAACTCTTCTTTCTTCCCGTCCCAAGACTGATCTGATTGAGTCAGGTGGGGATGGTGTCGTCCAGCGTCCTTCCATTGCAGCCAACTCAGGCTTTGCTAGTGGCTCCGCATTGAGTCGGTCAACCTTTAAATCTGATCCCATCAGTCGAGGTGTTGATGGTCAGATCAGGGTTCCACGCATTATTGCAAACCTGGAACCAAACGATCGAGTTGGTTATATCGTTCCAGATGCCATTACTGGAGATCAAAACGCATTTGCTCGCCAGTATCGAGAAGAGATACGTACCGCCCTGGGTGGTGTTGACGAGCTTTCAATTTCTGCTGGTGTCACAGCAACGGAATACAAATCGTTATTTGGTCGCGTAGCTGCTACATCAAAGAAAAAAGCAACTGCCGTTTATACGTACGGTATTTGTCGTTGCCTTGAGTTAATCATTTTCCAGGAAGAGCGTTTATTTAAGGAAACACTTGCTGCCGCTGCAGGACTTGAAAAACCCATCGAGCCACCCGATGACGCGTCATCAGATGAAGTGCAGCTATATCGAGCCGCCCTTAGTGGGTTTGATGAACAAATCAAACGTCTGATGATGGCTTGCGTTAAGACCCAACAGATTCCACCAGGAGTGTTGGGCCTTATTCCCGATGGTGACATCACGATTCAGTGGCGTTGGCTTGGTCCCGTTTACGAGGATTCCACTCAGGACATCCTTAACAACTCCATCGTGGTACGCAACTTAC